ACTCAATGCCATGTGCCTAATGCGTACCTTGACCTGATCCCAATCGGTTTCCCCAAAGGAGTCATAGAAGGTGATCTTGCCTTTGAGAGGCTGAGCGGCCTCAATGAGTTCTTCAACGGTCCACCCTGCGTTAGGGATATGGAACCGACGATTTCCAATCTTACCGGCTATCCTCTTGACGGTCTCTGTTGGCTTCTGTTCAAGGAACAAGACCCCAACATGAAGCTTCAGAACATTCACGTCATAGGCGATCTGCTCTGTCAGGAGGTCGGTCTTGCCTACCCCAGTGCCAGCCCCCAAGGTGTAGACCTCACGGTACCTACGCCCGTGGGTAAGCTCTGTGAGGTCATCTAGGAACCAAGGAAGGCCATACTCGATGGGCTTTAGGGCCTCTTCGAGAATATCATCGACGGACACTAGACCGTCTGGTCTGACGCTTTCAGCATTGAACACAGCATTGAGGATGGCCTTGATGTCTCCATCGACCAGTGCCTCATTCATATCCTTGTACTCACCGGGTAGCCGCCCGATGAACATCTTACCGGGTGATAAGATGCCTTTACAGTCTTCAACTGCTTTTTGACCAGCCTTGTCGTTGTCAAAGCAGATCACAACCTTCTCAAAGCTTTCGAGATACTCGATGTTTGCCTGAAGGGTTGCCTTGGCTGAGTCTGCCCCATTTGGGATGGAGATTGCAGGCCAGTTCTTACGGGCCTCTGCATAGGACATCGCGTCTATGGCACCCTCTGTGATCACCAGAAGCTTCTGCCCAGGTTGCACACAGTGTTGCCCCCAGAGGCGGTTCTTGACATCCCCAATTACTGCGAAGTTCTTGTCTTTGTCCCGAAGCTTTTGACCTACCAGTTCGTTACCTTCATAGAAGTTCTCGATCTGGACCATCTTGCCCCTCATAGCGAATAGAGGAGACCCAGCTTTGGCTGGGTAGTCTGTCGGTACTTGACCAACCTGATAATGGTAACGCTTGGCTACATCCTCAGAGATTCCGCGAGCCTGAAGCGCATGGTACTCCCCTCGGACGAATGGCTTGTCTCCCATACGCTCTGTCCTTTGGATTGGTCTAAAGGAGTCCCCACTATCTGGGGCCTCAGGGTCTCTATAATTGGCACCACAGGAGTAACAGTGAATCCAACCGCTGGAATACCTTGCGGCAGCATCAGAGCTACCACAGGAGTGGATTAGGCAGGGTCCGTGTCGGAGGAGGTATCCGTTTTCGGTTTGTGTACTACCAAAGCCTTCGCTTTTTCTGGGTGCTTTCTTTTCCAAACGTCACTCCTTTCGATCTTCCCTATGAGGTTCGCGGCCTCTTTCATCCGCTTACCTGTTAGGAAAGGAGACAGAAATAGAAGCAACTCACGGCTGTCATCTGCTGAAAGAGTGGCGAAAACCCAAATGGGTCTAAGCATAGAGTTGTTTTTGCGGTCATAGATTGTCAAATGACCGACACCAACGATTTCGTAAAATCGCTTCATGGTGGACTCATTGACACTATCAAAGCGAAGCACAAAGCCGTTCTTTGGGAATGATACCTTAGCGTCAAATACCCCAGCCGCCCAGGCTCTATGAAGAGGGTGCGGCTTCTTTGCTTCACTCATGCTCTTGTCCATATTGTCATTGTGTTACCCCTGCGATTCTTCTTAGTACCAGAGGGTTTGAGTTTATTTGCTCTGGCCAATTCGCAGACTCGGGGGCGAACGCTCAGGACAGGGAGGTCCAAAGCGCCCGCAATTTCATCAGCCGTGAGGTGAACCCCATGCTGCATCAGGTCCCAGACCAGCACCCTCACAGTCATTTCGTTGTATCCCACTTGAAGGTCGTTGACACAGCCTGGGGAGGCGCAGCGAAAATCTGTACCACATAGAAGGCCGTGCCGGGTTGCTTCTCAGCGAGGCGCTTTGCCTCGTCGTGGGCCAACCCGTAGCTTTTGTGTCGGGTACGGGGAGCGCCGGGTCCACCGGCTACCATCCAGAAGTTGTCCTCCTGTTTGGCTTGCTGAGCTTCCCAGAGTTCGAGGTCTCTTTTGTATCTCTGATGCTCGGACTCACAGGCCTCACATGGGGGTTCAACTGAATCAATGCACCCGTAAGTGAACTCGTAGTCAGTGATCTTTGGTTTCTCCATGGGTCTCTCCTATGCGTCGAAGAGACGATCCGCGTGGTCTTCCACGGTCCCTTCGATTTTGATGATCCTAATTTTCGTGTGGGGTTCCTCTCCAGGTCTTGCGAACCTTTTGAGAGAAGTCAGGGCGACGACCAAGCTGTCGTCAGTCCAGAAACTTGCTTTAGTCATACAGTCCATAGGCAGCTTAGACAGGTTGTCTACGTCACACCTTGCTGTCGGATAATCAGATGTCTTGTAGGGTGGCATTACACTCAGGATGCGGACCTCAACAGGCTCGTCCAACGCACTCTGGTTTCCCAGAAATGTTGGTAGAACGCTGTTGAGGTATTGTTCCCGCTGTGTGTGGCTTTTTGGGTAATACACCCCAAACCTAGCCACCTTTGGTCTAGACGCTGGAACCGGCTTCCCCTCAATGGTGAAGCTATTTATGTCCATCAAAAGTCTTCGTGTCTACCTGCGGTGTACCCACCCTCGACATCATCAAAGCCCTCAGTATTGGGTTTGCCACTACCAGAGTATGTCGTGTTCTTCTCAACCAACTGGACCACCTTAAGACGAAGAGAAACCCCACTCCCAAGACCGTCATAGGGCAAGACTTCAACTTTGATCCTGATCTTGTCACCAGACATGATCTTAACGTCTTCAGGTAGTTCTTGGCGGGCGCTGTCAATCAGACCCGGCTTGAATGAGGACTTAGCATCGAAATAGATGCGACCACGATGATCTTCATCAAGCTTCGGCTTTTCTTTCCCCTCTTGCGGGATAAAGTCTTCTTCGTCCTGATCTTCAGGAAACTGGAACGGAGACTTGAAAACCTTCTTAAGCTTGATGTCGTTGGCTTTAGCCTCGACCTGGGCCACCTTTAGTACATTCTCGACCCAAGCTCGGCTCTCTTCCGTGTCGTCAATAACGATCCGGGTCTTATACTTTGGTTCACTCTTACCGTCGAACCCTTTGTCAGGGTTGTTGACCCAGCAATACTTTGCAATACCGATGGGAGATACAGGATGTTGAAACTTAGGCTTTTTGTTACTCATTCTTTTCCTCGATCAAGGCAGAGATGTTTTTCATGACATTCTGCGCCTTATCAATTTCAGTCCTTGCAGCATGGACCTCTAGGCCCTTCTCGATAATAATGGAACGGGCCACTTCGATTTCACGGTCTTTGGTCTCGATCAGCTTACGAAGGTCTTCAACCATTTTTGAAAGACCCGTGGTTATAGATGCTACGCTATTCAGCTTTTGAATGTTCAGGGAGAGTTTCATCTCTACTCCTTTGGATTGATCTAATGGAGAATAATCTCCGCGATAGAGGGATGTATCCACTCTGCCTAGCCAATACTCATAATGATACTTCGGATTAGCAGCACACCAATGGCCATTACGAGTCAACGCTTAACACCCTTTTAAGGCTGGTTGGTCGTTTTTGATGCACTCTAAAAAGAAGATTCATTATAAAATTACTGGCAACAGCCCCAGTAAACTAACTACTGTTGACTAGTTAGGTATTGGCTAGGCAGAGGGGAAACCATTTAGCATAAAAAGGCCCCCAACCCAATTAAGGGTCGGGGTTTCTTCTGTCCTATAGAGGATACTTGTTGGTCAATTTTCAGCGTATACAGGTTTAGCGGGTAAATACGTAGAGGAGTCATCGAGGCCAAAGGTATTTGCAACGGAACGCATATGATTCCTAAATTGATCCATAAAATGTTCTTCATCTTCTGATGCCCTATCATGGGCTATTTGCATATCTGTGAGTAGACTAATACTCTTTCCCTTAAAGCATCCCAACCTACGTACAGACTCGGCTACCAGACCTTTGCCTTCAATGTTTTCAGAATAAAGTTCGTCAGGAATAAAGAACCCCGCTGCACATTTGGTGTCGTTCGTGCCCCGGTATGCGCATTTTATGGTTCCATGAGGCCCTGTCCGAAGAGAGGGCCTACCTTGTTCAATCATGCTCTTCATAACAAAGTCAAAGTCAGCCTGATTTTGTTCAGTAGTAGTAGTAGTCATACGTTTTCCTTTCACGAAGCACATATGGTTGTAGCGGGTAAATATGTAGAGGAATCATCGAGGCCAAAGTTATTTGCAACGGAACGCATACGATTCCTAAATTGGTACATGAAATTGTTAAAGGCTTCAGAAGATAAATCATGGGCCTGTTGCATAGCTCGGAGGAGACTAAGACTCTTTCCCTTAAAGCATCCCAACTGACTTACATACTCGTCAAGCAGACTTTTTCCTTCAATGTTTTCAGAATAAAGTTCGTCAGGAATAAAGAACCCCGCTGCACATTTGGTGCCATTTTTACCCCTGTATGCGCATACTGAGGGTCCCTTAATCCCTAAATTAAGAGAGGGCCGACCCTGTTCAATCATGCTCTTCATAACAAAGTCAAAGTCAGCCTGATTTTGTTCAGTGGTAGTCATACGTTTTCCTTTCACGAAAAGAAGAACTCAGAGGTTAGGATGTCTCTGACATCAAAGTCCCCTAGTTCAGGTGGGTCTGGTAAGGTCAAGCCGGAGTATTTCTCTACGCTTTCCTTCCAAGTGATCAGGTAGTTGTCTGAGTACATATCCACGATGGATTGACGCAGTATGTCTCGCATTGTCCCAACCTGAGAGAAGGGGCAACCGAAGCTATCATGAATCATTGAGAAGTCTCTGATACCCACCCCAACCATTCTGGATACGGTGATCTGTAGGTGGGAGGCGTCACAAGAGTGGACCACATTTGGTGGGGCGGATGTACCCATCTTTTTGACATTCATGCCGATCCGCTCGAAGAACTCAAAGTCCTCTTCGTCCTCGTCGGGTTCCTCATAGATCGTGAACCGGCTGTCAAAGGCTCGAATACGCTTCTGGACGATGTTCCTGTAGGCTTGGGTAACTTTACACCCGGCGGGGGTATCCCAGACGAGGGGCTTTCCAGCTTCCGCACAGATCACTGCACAGAGTTGGAACCACTTTTGGAGCTTCCGGCCATTGGACATGGTTGAGTCAATCGAGGACATGATGATGTCCCTCATGTACTTGGCCTGTCCCCACTGGTCTGACCCAACGTGGCCGTCCTTGATCATAAAGTCGGCAACGCCATACTCTGTAACTCCGTCATTGTGTTCAACAAGGTTCGCTAATCCTTGCCCGCCTTTCGGCTGCTACATGTCCCCATGTAGATCAGACTATATCATCATCCTGATTTAGGATGCCTCGCGCTTCCACCCGCTTGGGCGTACTCCCTTTCGGGATAGTCGTTGCACGTTCCTGAAGTGATACCCCTTCAGGCTTCGCTCAGGATTGGCTGTTCTAGCTATTCCCTGAGTTCACGAGGTTTTAGTTCCGCCGTAGAGTTAACGGAACCGTCATCACGCTACGCTTTACAATCTTCCTCCGATCACTAGGTTCGATCAGCTTGGGTAGCCAAGAGAGTGCCTCGGAGTGACCCATAGCTGCATCTGTCTTGACCCTTTCAAACACCCTTTCAGCAACCTCCATGTAAAGGTCATTCCTTATGTCCGATGTCGTGCAGTTGGTCGCTGTGGCACCCACTAAGTCCCTCGCCATGATTGACAGGTGTTGTGCCCCGTTACAGGACCCGTCCAGGTTCCCCGGAAGGTGGCTTACATACGTGGCCGGATCGGGAAGACGATGCGCCCAGACCCACTCCGCAGCTACAGCTAAGAACTGGAAAGGGGCATCCGCTTCAAGCCATCCACGGTTGATCATTGGGTCGTCTACCCACTGTTGGATCAAACCGTGTTCCAACATTTCCTTGGCAAACTCGTAACGCTCAACAGGAGCCAACTTATCTTCACCCCAGTGAGACGCAACGGTGAAGCCCATCCAGAACACACCATTTGGCCCAAGGCGGGTTCCACGGGAGAACCTAAGGAAACCCTTGGATAGGTCATTAGCCTGAGGGTTAAGGTCTGTCGGTATTGGGTAGATACGGGTGCGAAAGTCCATGTTGTGCGGGAAGTAGAACTTCTCGAACTGGGACATTTCATTCGCTATGTTGATCAGCCTTGAGGTCGCTTGGTATGTCCCCATAGCTTCCTCATATTCCGTATGTTCCTTAGCCTTCTGCTGGTTACACCTCTTTTTCTGCTCAGGGGTGAATGTAGCCCAGACGTGATCTGGGAACCGGAGGTTAACTGACGAAAGGGGATTGTCCTTGGGACTTACCGGGTGTTCTAGGACCAACACAGGATTGAAAACACCACGCTTCTCGAATCCTACACTCTTTCCTTCAGCAACCATATTGTTGACTACATCAAGGATGTACCTGTTGATTTGCCAAGGGGTTTCTTGGATCGCGTTTACCGCATCAAGTGCGTAGTTGCTGATATTTGAAAGGTCTCTGGCGGTATGCGCATTGGGTCCATAGCCTCTAACTAGTGGCTCAGAGAACAGGAAGTACCCACCTGAGTATGTCATGACATCTCCTTTAGATCAGTCCAACGGAAGTTCGGTTAGAGAGTGAACTTTCCGTCGATTACCTCTGTAAGCGCCTTGAATTGGACGTTCTGTTCTGGTGATCGCTTGGTGTTCTTTAGGTCAGAATAGTCTTTGAAGCACCTAGCGAAGTTTTCTGGTTTTGCATAGTAGTCCTCCCAGTAATCAGTGGACATTTTGTTCATTAAGTCTTTTCCCACCTCCGTGGTTTAGTAATCATAGGCTTCTTGCTTAATTGTGCAGAGGAAACTTGCAATTCGAGGTTGTTAAAATCTTCTCGGAACGTGTCTGTCATTCGGACTGTCTTTGGTGTCAGAACTCCGTTCCTCATTAATTGTATTTCAAAGAACTCAGGGAGTGCTTCCACAACCGCTGAGACAAGTGCATCACCGCAATAATGTTGCTCTAAGGTGTTCCACTTGTACT